GGCAATGAAAGATGCTATGATTGAAAAACTATCTGGCATGAAATCAGTTGAACTCAAGGCTGCATATGATGCTATGATGTCAGATAAGGAAGAAGAAGAGGAGTCAGTGAAAGTTGACGAATCAACTCTAGAAGACCGTCTTGCATCTGTAGATGTCTCTGAAGATGTTTCTGCACTTACTGAAGGTGAAGAACTATCTGAAGAATTCAAGAATAAGGCTTCCACTATTTTTGAGGCTGCTGTAAAATCAAAACTTCGTTCAGAAGTAGAGAGAATTGAGTCCGAAAAGACTCAAGAAGTTGCTGAAGAAATCAATCGTGTTCGTGATGAAATCACTGAAAAAGTGGATTCATATATGAACTATGTCGTTGAAGAGTGGATGAAAGAGAACGAAATTGCAATCGAAAGAGGTCTCAAAGGTGAGATTGCTGAAGATTTCATTTCGGGTCTTAAATCACTATTTGAGGAACACTACATTGATGTTCCAGACGAAAAGTATGACCTTCTAGGGCAACAGTCTGAAAAGATTGACGAACTAGAGGCAAAACTTAACGAACAAATTGAAAAGTCTGCTGCTATTAAGAAGCAGAACGACAAACTTGTTCGTGAATCGGTCTTCGCAGAAGTTGCTTCTGACCTCGCTGATACAGAGGTTGAGAAGTTTAAGTCTCTTGCTGAAGAAGTAGAGTTTACAAATGAAGAGTCTTTCAGAAATAAACTCGACACGCTTAAGGAAAGTTATTTTCCAAAGGCAAAAACTGTCGCTGAATCTGTAGATTCCGAATCAGATGGTTCTGAATCTTACGATACAACTGGTGCAATGGCCGCTTACATGACTGCCATTACCAAAAATGTAAAGCGGGCAAAGAATTAAGTTGTTAAAACTTGATTTTTAATAAATATTGTTATAAAAAAACTCAATAAGGAGAAATGAAAATGTTCCAAACAGAACATCTACAGGAAAAGTGGCAGCCAGTCCTAGAACACAATGATCTTCCAGAGATCAAAGATTCTTATCGTAAGGCTGTAACCACAGTAATCCTAGAAAACCAAGAAAAGGCTCTTCGTGAGGACAACAGATTCCTCACTGAAACTGCCCCAACAAACAGCACTGGCTCATCTGTTGATAATTGGGATCCAATCCTAATTTCACTAGTTCGCCGTGCAATGCCAAACCTAATCGCATACGATGTTGCTGGTGTTCAACCAATGACAGGCCCAACAGGGTTGATTTTCGCAATGCGTTCTCGTTACAGTTCACAGACTGGCACAGAAACCTTCTACAACGAGGCTGATACAGATTTCTCTGGAACAGGCGCTCAAGTTGGTTCTAACCCTGCTGTTCTTAACGATGGCACTCCTGGCACTTATACAAACGGTGCTGGTATGACAACAGGTGCTGCTGAAGCACTTGGTGATTCTGCTGGTAACTCTTTCGCAGAAATGGCCTTCTCAATTGAGAAGCAGACTGTTACTGCAAAGTCTCGTGCTCTAAAGGCAGAATACACAATGGAACTTGCACAAGACTTGAAGGCAATTCACGGTCTTGATGCTGAAACTGAACTTGCTAACATCCTTTCTTCTGAAATTCTTTCAGAAATCAACCGTGAAGTTATCAGAACGATCTATGTAACTGCGAAGCCAGGTGCTCAGAACGACACTGCTAACGGTGGTATCTTCGATATGGATGTTGACTCAAACGGCCGTTGGTCAGTTGAGAAGTTCAAGGGACTAATGTTCCAAGTCGAGAGAGATGCGAATGTCATCGCTCAACAGACTCGTAGAGGTAAGGGTAACACAATCATCTGTTCTTCTGATGTTGCTTCTGCACTTCAGATGGCTGGTGTTCTTGACTATGCCCCTGCTCTTAACAACAACCTAAGTGTTGACGATGCTGGTAACACATTTGCTGGTGTATTGAACGGTCGTTACAAAGTATACATCGATCCATATTCTGCAAATGCTGCTGACAAACAGTTCTTCGTAGTAGGTTATAAGGGAACTTCACCTTATGACGCAGGTCTTTTCTACTGCCCATATGTTCCACTACAGATGGTTCGTGCAGTAGGTGAGAACACATTCCAACCAAAAATCGGTTTCAAGACTCGTTACGGTCTAACTGCAAACCCATTTGCTGGTGGAACAACTGCTCGTCTAGGTTCTCTA